CTTTTTAACATACATAAAAAAAAAATAAAAAATTTTATACCAAAAATCACTCTCCTTGAATCCTAAACAGTTTCTTCATTCCACATTTCTCTACTAGATCTTGACATGCTCCTTCAAACTCTAAAGGAAGATCATGAATTTTACTCAAGAGAATCTCTTGTTCAGGAGTTAATACTTTCTTAGCATTATACTGATGTAAGAGGATATTGATTTTCTCTTGATTCTTTTTCCAGTTATCTAAACCAGATTGATTTGATTGTTCTTCTACTCCTTTGAAACTGAACATATAATAGTGATTTATGTAAAGATAACTACATTACTCCATTTTTTTGAATAAAATATTTGACCAAAAAACTCTGTAACCAATTGACAATCAGTACACTTACATGAAAAATTCCAAAACAAGAAAATACTTATAGTACTATAGGTTTTTTTTATTTTCAAAAAGCTCTGCTTCTTTCTGATTATCAAGTAGTTACAACAAAACATGAATTTAAAATTTTGGAGCAACCCTTGAATTAGTACGTATAACTCTAATATTTTGTAAAACTCTCAAAATATTGTATATCTTTGTAGCATGGAGGAAGTTAAATTAACAGCTAAAGAAAAGAGAATTGCTCTTGAAAAGCAATTAGGAGGTAATCCTTTCTATGTAAATATTCCTATAGTAAAAAGACCTACTGGAAAATATTATGAAGACATTGATGGTGTAAAGTTACCAGAAGAGGTTTTACAAGACTCAGAGCCTTACACTAAAGTATTTGTAGGAAAGTTAAACAGAGAGATTGTAAACAAACTACCTGATAGATCTAAAGCCATGTTATTATGGATTATGCAGGAACTAGAAGCTGGTAAAGACTATGTTTATGTCCCCCGTAAAAGATACATGGAAGAACTCGACATATCTTCTACTACTACTGTCACAAATGCTTTTGCTGAATTAACAAGATGTAGTTTTATTACGCCTTCTGTAATAAAAGACATTTATTGGATAAACCCAATGTTTATATTTAGGGGAGATAGAATTAAAAAGTATTGTAGTAAGTTCAGTTTTAAAAATGTTAAAGAACAACCACAATGGGACAAGTAAAGTATTTCAAAGGATGTTCTTCTTTATCTGAAGTAAATGCTACATTGTTGCATATCTTCAATACTAAATATAAAGAACCTTCTAAAAGAGACTCTGTTTATGATAAGATTTTACAGGAGCACATGTACCTTGTATGTACCACAGAAAGTATTAAAGAATTGTGTGAAGGGAATACTTCTAATCCGTATTCTACCACAAAAAGTGTATATAACTCTAATATAAAGTGGATAGATGGAGTTTATCACAATTTATTAAAAGCTAACAAGAATCCTGGGGCTACATATTTTATTTATCTTAAAGAGGTAGAAACATTAAGAATAAACCCAAAGAAAGAAGACCTTGAACGAATTGCAGAATTATGTAAGTATAACCCAGGTTGGGCGTACCATAAATGTAAAGAATTAAACATAAAATAAATATGAGTGTAGTATTATTAGAACAGTTAATTGAAAAGTTTAACGAAACAAGTGAAACAGTTATTGAGGTTTATTCTGGAGTAAGAAAGGATAGACAGGTTGAGATAGGTCTTGCTAAAAGGTTTGAAAATAAACCTCTTATTAATATTAACTTTAAACAGACTCCTATTGTTTCACACGATGAAGGATTGGATCAAGGAGCAACTAGAATTATAGATGCTTTATTTGGGAATGGGTTAAGTTATTTGATTAATTTTATAGAAAAAGAAGATGAGAAATCTGAGGAAGGAAGCGGAAAGCTTTGTGAAGATAACAAGTAGTGATGTAGGCAATCCTTCTAAAGAAATAGAATGGAGAGCTGTAGATCGTTATGAAATATGTTTAGGTTGTGAAGTATTATCTAACTCTAAACAAAAATGTGATGCTAAAAAGGAAGGTAAAGCTGTAAAAAGTTTTATTTATAACAACAAAGAAGTTAATAGAGGAGATATAGTTACAGGTTGTAATTGTCCATTAGTAACTAAGATTAGAAGTAATAGTTTGTGTCCACTAGGTAAATGGTAAGCACTATGTTTAAAGAATCGTATAAAATAAAAGATGTATTAGGTAAATGGGTAATACTAGAACAAAAAAATGGATTTATATCTGGGTTTGATTGTTCGCAAGTAGTAAATTTTACTTACTTAAATCCCCATGAAACAGAAGAGTTTAGTAAGTGTAGAGTGATTTTATTAAATGATAGTTCATTTATTATAGATATTACATTAAGTAGTCTTTTCGAGTTGCTTAAAATAAGTTGATTATGATTAAATGGGAAATAGTAAACAAAGATTTGGTGGTAACTCCATCAAGTCTTTTAGTTCCAGTGTTTAAACAGTTATACGATATAGATTTGGATCTATTGAAGTATGTGTATCTTACATGTGATATTACTGAAGAGAATCCTTTAAGATCTTCTAAAGGAGAAGATAGAGAGAGACGTGCTTTAGAAATGTCTATTAAACAGTTACCTAAAGATGTTTCAACTAAATCTTTATTAATCAAAGCTAAAGACTGTTACACTGAATTTAACAAAACATCTGCTGATAGGTTCTTATCTGTAATTGACGAGAAGTTGGATGAGATCAGAGATGTTTTAAAAGGTGTTAAAGTTGAGATTAAAGAAGGAACAGACAAGAATGGTAATACTGTTTGGAATACTAATGCTTCTATCATAACAACTATGATGGAAAAAGTAGATTCGATTCAAGCTAAAAGAGAGTCTATTGAGAAAAGATCTATTAAAGAATCTGCTAAACTCAAAGCAAGAGGAAATCAAGAAAGATCTGCTTTGATGAAAGGTGAAATTAAAACTAATGCTTGGTAATGGCTAATCATCCTGAATTTACATTTGCTCAACAACCTCCTAAAGGATTAACTGGTGCTTCATTATCTGATTGGTATAATGAAATGCTACACTATTGTAAAGTAGGATATGAACATAAGGGAAACAGAATTACTGGAGATCACTTTTGGTTCTTAAACTTTTATAGAATCAATCTTAACTATGTTAGGAAGGATGGAACTATATTTGATGAAGTAGGTTCTCCTTTATACTGCCAAACAGATGATTGGTTATATAAACAGATTGAAGAGGCTCATGAATTAAACCCTAAAAAACCTAAAATTCTTTTAGTAACAGGTAGAGGTGCAGGAAAAACACATGTAGTTGTTTCGATAGGTGATAAAGGCTTCTATACTAAACCTAATTTTACAGGAGTAATATCTTCTTCTACTGAGACTTTAGTCAAACCTACTTTTAACGTATTCAGAACTTCCATAGATTTAATTAACAAAGCACATCCTAGTATAGCCATTTCCTTATTAAAAAACACTGACGAGGAACTACATGTAGGAGAAGTTGTTATTGATGAAGGAGACGATGAAAACAAAAAAACTAAAACTGGTAAAGGTTATATTGAGAGAATTATTTACAAGAAAAAAGATGTTACAAGAGGAAGACGTTTAGATTATCAACACTTTGAAGAAGTAGGTGCTTGGAATCAACCAGGAGTAGCAACTTTAGAAGATTGTTTAACTGCATCTGAAGGTAGTTTTGGTGTAGGGGAGTATAAAAAATGTAGAACTTTCTTGACTGGTACAGGAGGGTCTGTAACTTCCATTGCCCTTAAAAAGATTTTTTATGATCCAGATAAGTATAACATTTTTGTACCTAGAGAATATGAAAAGCGTAAAGCCATTTTTATTCCTTCTCAGTTAAAGTGGGGTGGGACATATGAAGAAGATGGTATCCCAGATGTTGAAAGAGCCCTCCCTATGATTATGGCTGAGAGAGAAGTTAAGAAAAATGACATAGATGCTTTTTTAAAACATTGTTCTGAGTACCCGATTAAAGAAGAAGAAGTTTTTAGGTTATCTGGTACTAACACCTTTCCACAAGATCTCATAGCAAAAGCTATTCAAAATATTACTGAATTTAAAACTTCTGTTAAACCTAAAAGAGGAAGGTTTTTTAGAAACAAACAATCTGATTTATCTCAAGGGATTATATTTGAGGAGGCACAAGAAGGACCTATATGGATGTATGAAGAACCAGAAAAAAATATTAATCTTTCAAGTGGTACAATTACAGAATTTTCTAATTTATATATAGCTGGTTATGATGGTATTGACCAAGGTACTTCTGATTCCTCGTCTAAAGGAGGGTCTAAACTAGCATTAGTTATTAAAAAAGGAATGAACCCTAATCTTAAATTAGGTTCTACTGTAAATAAATATGTTTGTATAATTAATTACAGACCACAAGAAGTAGAAGATGCTTACGAACAATCAATGCTGGCTCTTATTTATTACAATGCTAAGGTCAATATAGAGTTTTCTAAAATCAATATTGTTTCTTACTTTAAAAAAAATGGTCAACATTGGAGATTCATTAAACGACCTAAACTTACTGTGTCTGATGGTCTTCAGGAAAAAGATACTAATTTAATTGGAACTATAGCTAATGAGACTAATTGGGGGTATGGCATAGGTTTTATTAAACAACATGTTAAAGATAGTTGGGATCAATTAGATCACTTAGAAATGTGTGAGCAATTAAAAGATTTTACTTACGAAAATAAAACCGATTTTGATATTATATCCGCAATGTGTTGGTGCGAGATAGCTTACTCAGAGGTTCTCATTAAACCAATGACTGAAAATACTGGAGAAATTATTAACTTAGGTTATTATAAAGATCCTATGACAGGTCGTATGAAATTTGGTCCAAAACCTATTAAACATGTGTTTGACACCCCTAAAATTTCTCAATCTAGGACAAATTACATAGATTTACAAAAAAATAGATCTGTTTATGACAACGAGTAATTTTATAGACAATGAGCTAGAATATCCTACTGAAAAATCCAAAGAATCCAAAGAATATTTAGAGGGTAAAATAGATAGTTTAATAGCAGATTCTTTTACACCTAGAAGAGGAACGGAAATAAGGAAAGCCTATAACCTTAGACATGGGATAAGAGATAATGAACAGTTTGACCATATAACTAAGAAGTTTGGTGTAGAATTTCCTGCTCATTTATCACACACTCCTTTGATAGATAGACATGTTAAAGTGCTTGAAGGAGAGATGGAAGAACTCCCTCTTAATTATAGGATTTCTTTTTTAGATAAAAGATCTTTAACTAAGATAGCTTCCCAAAAAAGAGTAGATCAAGCTGGATCTATAGCTAATCAAGTCTCTAAACAACTTTACCATAACATAGGAAATGCAACAGAGGGATTAAAACCCTCAGTTGACTATTTATCTGAGGAGGAAATGTCTAAGATAAGTACTTACTATAATACTAGATGGAAAAGTAGTTTAGAGATTTCAGCTCAAGATGTTTTAAATTATGAAACACAACGTTTAAAGTTTAAAAACTTCTCTGATAAAACATTTTCAGATCTCACTACTTGTGGAGAAGAGTATTATGTTTCTAAGATTATAGCTAATGGTACACAACATTGGTTTGCTAGATTAGATCCTAATAATTGCTACTATGTTAAGACCTCTAATAATGAGTTTGTAAATAAGTGTATATCATTTGTTTACTCTCAAATGGAGTCTAGGTCTGAGATATATGCTAAATGGGGAGATAAACTAACCAAAGAGCAAAGAGAACAGATAGATAACTTTGCAAATAAATCTGATGAGTACATTATTGTAGACGACTCTCCTTCTATAACAGATGAATTTATTAATGATAGTGCTGGGGTAGGTGTCAACTCAAAATACTTTAGAGTTTATTACACAGAATGGTTAGCATCTAATGAAATAGAAGGTAAGTATAGAACTGATTTATATGAAGGTGTTAGAATAGGACAGGATATTTTTGTAGATACTGGTAGATACAAATATGTTACTAGAGACCCTGATTGCCCTAATGATATTACACTTAACTTTAATGGGATTCTTTATGATGAGTATAAAGGAAAAGGAAGATCAATGTTCTTAGACACTGAAGATATTCAGAATAAATATGACATTTATGATTTTCATTTAGATAATGCTGTAGCTCTTTCTGGTAATAAAGTTCAGACAGTTATTCTTGAAAACATCCCTACTGTATTTGGTACTACTCAAACAGAACGTTTGATGAAACATCAAGAGTATACTAAACATGGTTTTAATTATGTGTCACTTGGCCAAGAAGGTTCTAAAGAATTTAATAATTACGGTCAAGCGGTAGATCTTTCATTAGGAAATGGTGTAGATCAAATTAGACAGAATCTTCAAAATCTTGAGTTAAGAGCTTCTTTAATTACAGGAGTGTCCCCTGCTCAGATGGGTGAAGTTTCTCCTTATGCTGGTCAAGGTCAAACTAAATTAGTTGTTAATCGTAGCTCTTTAGTAGTTCGTAAGTTATTTTCTACTCACTTTAAATTTTGTCAAGCAGCTCTTACTTCTGTACTTAATAATTGTAGAATACTCTATAAAAAAGGATTTAAAGGAGTTTACGTTCTAGGAGACAGTGTTACAGACTTTACTTTAAACGAAGACCTATCTTTAGCTTATTTAGGAGTATTTGTTTCTTCTGATATATTTGAGTGGAAAGCTGTAGAGGATTACAAACAAATGGCTATTCAATTAGCTGGTCAAGATAAACTAGATGTTGTAGACTCAGTGGATATTTATACATCTAAATCTATGACAGAAATTAAAGATAAATTAGTGACCAATGTGATTAAAAAGAAGCAGGATAAAACTCAAGAAATGCAGCAACAACTTGAGCAAGCTGGTAAACAAATACAAGAACTTGAAAGTAAAGTTAAACAGTTTGACGAAGCTAAAAATCAGATAGAAGCAAACAAACTTCAGTTTGATAAAGAAAAACTATCTAAAGAGATTGAGATTAAAGAGAAAGAACTAGAAGAATTAAAAAGGGCTAATATAGATATTCACAATATTAAAATTAAGCAATTAGAATTAGAGCAATTACAAATAACATTTTCTCCGACTAGTAAAGAAGTAAAAAATATTTAGTAAGTTTACAATTAAATTAATATAACATAAATACGGTGAGTATTATGAACGAATTTGAAAACAATGTTGATCCAAATGAAATACCTCTTGATAACGAAGAAGGTTTTCAAACACTAGAAGCACTTGATCCTAATTTATCAGAGGAAGAAAAGATTGCTATAGAGTATAATATAGATCCATCATTCATTACTCGTCATGAAGATGGTTCTTTAATAATTGCAGATCCTATTACAGGAAATGTTTTTATGTCGGATGATGATGCGGAAAACTCTTTTGAAAATACTGAGAATGATACGCCAGTAGCATTTGTCAATAAACTTGATGAAGTATTGCGAAAATCAGGGTATAATGTCTCTGAAATTGATTTTGGTGATGGAAATATTAAACCTATTTCTGAGTTGTCAGATGAAGAACAAATTGATATTTTAGTTCAACAACTGTTATCTAAACAAGAAGAATCTACTCCTTTGCCTAGTTTATCTCCAGATGAAACCAAACTAGTAGAGTTTCTTAGATCAGGAAAATCTCCAAGGGAATTAGCTGAATCTATTTTAGAAAGTGACTTATCTTATAAGTACTCTAAAATGTCAGACGAAGAAGTTGTTAGAGAATACCTTACTAAAGAGAAACCTACTTTTACTCCTGAAGAAATAGAAGAGGAAATTGAAGACATGAAAGGTAGGGGCACTAAGCTAGCTAGAGAAGCTAAAGACATTAGAACTAAATTCTCTAGTACTGCTCAATTACCTCAAGTAGAACCTGACGTAGATTTTGAAAAAGAAAAAGCAGATCTTATTACTTATGCTACTAATGTACAAGTACCTGCTCAAGTTAAGAATGATGTTCTAAATTTTATACTCCCTAAAAACAGTATAGAAGAGTCTGAACTAATTAAGTACATGTCAACTCCTGATGCTTTATTTAATGTTGGTTACTTGTTAACTCAGTTTGATAATATATCAAAACAGCATCAACAAGAGTTAATTAAAGCGGAAGAAAAGGGTCGAAAAATAGCACTAGGTTTATTATAATATGAATTACTACTTCTGTTTTTACCACGTCCACATAGGAAATCATGCACATTATCATCATGTGATAATGGAATGTACTCCTTTGGAATTAGTTAACCTAGAAGAAAATAATTATATGTATTTGTTGCGTACATCAAAAGCTGTATATTTGTCCCCAGAAGACCTTAGTAA